GTGAGAGTAAGGGTGCTCCAGTAGCAATACATGAAGCTACGAGCGATATCATGAGTAAAACAACTCGTGATAAATCCTACAAAGATAGATTACCAAATGGTAATTATATCGAAAATACTGCAAATCATTTTGTAGTTCTCTTAGGAAAAAATCCACAAACAGCTTTGATTTCTATGAAAGCTACTCAATTAAAAGTGAGTAGAAAATGGAACTCAATGATGATGGGGATTAAAATGCAGGGGGCAAATGGTTTGTTTACGCCGCCTACTTATAGCCACATTTATAAGCTAAAAACTGTTCAAATGTCTAATGATAAAGGAACATGGTTTGGTTGGGATGTGACTAAGATTGGTCCAGTAAGCGACAAATCTGTTTATACTATTGCAAAAACTTTTGCTGAACGTGTAGGGAAAGGCGAAATACAAGCTAAACCCGAAGCACAAGAAGCCAAAAGGAAACCACTAAGTTTATAAGCTCCGAGGAGTGGGGCGGGAGCGGGAGACTTAACCCGCCCTAATAACTTATTATGCAGAAAGTAAATGAACAGCCATTGGAAACGTATGAGCACTGGATAGATTCCGGCAGAATTATAATACCGTGCCTCAAAGGGAGGCCAATCGTAAAAAATTGGCAAGCCCCAAGTTTTAAAATATCGAAAGAAGAATGGAAAAATAAATACACCCACTGTGCAATGGGATTAAGATTAGATCAAGATATTGACTTTGATATTGATAATGAATTAGCAAAAAGATTTATAGAGAAATATGCTAGCTCTAGTAGTGCTATCTCGGGTAGACCCACAAATCCAAGTAGTCATTATTGGTGGAAAGGTACACTAGACTTTAAAAAATTTGCCCTTCCACAGGAACTTAAAAAATACTATGAAAAGTTCCCGCACGGAGCAACGCTTTGTGAAATTAGGAATGGGAATAATCATTATACTATAGTTCCAAAATCTAGACATAGTAAAAATGATGAAGACGTTGTATGGGAAAAATATGCCGGCATAAAAGAATATCCTGGGGATTTAAATACTGATTTAAGGAAGGTGGCCCTATCCACGGCGCTCTGTATTCTGTATGCATCCCAAGGACAACGAGATGATTACTGCACAGCAATAGCAGGGGTTCTATTAAAAAATACTAAATGGAGCGAAGAAGAGATAAACGAATTTGTTTATAATTTGGCCCTCGAATCTGATGATAACGAGGCAGAAGATAGAGCCAACAAAGGAACAAGCGGGAAAAAAGCACAAAGAAATTTTGGGATACCTAAACTTGCTGAAATTATTGGGTGTACTACAAAAACTGTTTCAGAGTTGTTTAGTTGGATTGGTATTGGATATGAAACTATAGAAGACACTAACATTATAGGAAATATTATTGAATATGGAGAAGATAGATACTTTGTTGAAATAAAAAAAATTGAAGACGGAAAACCAAAAATAAAAAAAATAATAGTAAAAGGAGCAGAACTTAAACAAAAACCTTTTGGTGATGCAGTCATGAAACAAGCACAAATATGGCTCATTAAAATAAAAGATAATATTTTTAACGACATGATGCGAAAGAAATTTAATGCAAGGACTCAATCAGAAGACTACGTTGAAGAAGCTGCAGAAGATATGAAATTTATTAAATATTTTAAACAGTACATTCATAAAGAACAAGCCTACACGGATAGTTCTAGCCTTTTAGAATATAAAAGACCTCATTTTCATTTAAAAAAAAGATATTTAGAATTTAATTTGGATAGTTTTGAAGACTTTTTAGATGAAAAAAGAGTCGGCACAGAACGAGTAGATCTAGTTTTAAATATTCAAAAGATTTTAAAAGCAAAGGATATTAGAGGGTATATTAATGGTAAATCATGTCGGCGTTGGCGTATTAATCACTATGATATTCCACGAGACGATTTAATAATTGAAGGAGAAGCTACTGAAGTGAAGGAGATAACAGATGACAAAAGCTAGATTTGTTGTAGGTCCACCAGGAACTGGAAAGACTCACATATTTTTATTAACTAAATATAAGAAGTTTTTTAAACTTTATGATCCTGATAAAATTGTTTTAATTTCTCACACCAACACCGCTGTTAATGAAATTTTAGATGCAGTCATGAAGATTCCTGAAATTAAGGAAAGAGGTTACCGAAGAAAATTTTTTGAAGATCGCATCTGTACTATTCATCATTATTGTAAAAGAAGACTTATACGTAAAGAAGTATTTAATGAACAAGACAATGAAGATTTTAAAAATTTAGTACGTCTCAATTCAGGGTTTGCGCAATCAAAGTATGGTTCTGATGTTTATAAAGACCATTCTTTTTTCAAATTTATTAAAGGGGCCTATGGTCATAATCGTACTCTTGAAGAACATTGGCATCATCCCTCAACGGATAGATTAGAATATACTCCTTATCATTTAAGACAGCTCGAAGAGCTAGAGGCAGAGTACAAAAAATATAAGAAAAACAATAACTTATATGACTTTGCGGATATGATTCTCGGATACAATGAGCTCGAAACTGAGTCAGATATTCAAGCGTTAATTGTAGATGAAGCCCAAGATACTAACCGTTCTCAGCTTGAAGCAGTTTTTAAAATGGCAAAGAATGTTAAAGATGGACACTTCTACTTAGTAGGAGATCCTGATCAAACCATTTTTGAATGGGCCGGATCAGATGCAAAATATTTTCATGAGATCTCTAGAACTCCTTGGGAAGATGAAGACACTAAAAAATTAAAAGAGGGGAAAAGATGTGGAGAAGCTATTAATAAATTTTGTAAAAATATTATTGCCCCTGTTTGGGATCACTATGGGTATCAAAGAGACTGGTCTGCTGCCAAAGGAATCAAAGGAAATGTTTATGTACTGAATGATCTTAGACCCTCTAATAATTTAAAAATATTAATAGAAAAAATACGGCATACGAAACAAACTTTTTTATTTTCTTATAGAGGAAAACCAAGCGATCAACGATTTAAGCAATTCTTTGAAGCATACGGAATAGAGTATGCTCACATGAATAATTCTTTACATGTTCCTACTAAAGAATTAAGGGCACATGATGAATGGCCGAGTTTTATAGAAGGGGCTCCTAAAAGTAAAAAACAATTAAAAGATTTTTGGTGTTATTTAGGTAGCCAAGCCATTGTACACGGGAAAGGGGCTTTTAAATTTGAAGATTGGATTAATAAAGATTATGTTATAGATGCATTGATCGAAGCAAACCTTTTAAAACCTCAAGCAAAGTTAGTTAAGAATTTTGATTTATTAAGAAAACGTGCAAAAGGGTGTGACGCCAAACAACATGAGCGAAGAATGATCTACATTAGAAAGATTATAAAGAACGGATTTGATTTTGATGGAACAATTAGAGTGAGGTATGGAAGTATTCATAAAGTTAAAGGAACCACGTTTGATAATGTGGTAGGGGATTTAAGTATTTTTAGACGTAAACCCGAACCTTTATTTGTACAAAAAAGATTAAAGTATGTCATGTTTAGTAGAGGAATCTATGATGCATGGGTACTGCGATCAGAAACAGGAAAGGAGTTAGGGGATTATGGGAACATACGATAAACAAATAGGGGGATCTCATTATTTAAATTTTAAAATTCAGCCAAGTGAATTTGCTAATAAAAATAATTTGCCCTTTGCTGAAGGGAATGCTATAAAATATATCTGTCGACATAAGTACAAGGGAAAGAAGGAAGATCTAAAGAAAGCAAAACATTACATAGATATGATTATTGAAAGAGATTATCCGGACACACCACACATTAGACCTTTACCACCTGGTTTTACTTTAACTAAACCCAAAGATCCTGACATGACTCCCATGACGGAAGAAGAAGAGTATCGTAATGCAGGGATTACTAAAGAAGAGGCAGAGAAAAAATAATGTGTACTGCGCCTCGAGTAGAAGATTTAGATTTAACAGGCGTTGACATAGTTGCAGTAGACTTAGAAACTTATGACCCAGAATTAAAAACGAAAGGGTCAGGAGCTGTAAGAGGCATAGGAAAAGTCTGCGGTATTGGAGTCTGCACCGGAAAACAAACATGTTATTTTCCCATTCGTCATAAAAATTCTGATAAATTAGCTCCCAAAGAAACCTGGGAAAAATTAAATAAAGTACTATTTCAAAACCCTAACATTAAAAAAGTATTTCATAACGCAATGTATGACGTTTGTTGGATTCGAGCTGAAACAGGCTTAATGCCAAAAGGGGAATTATTAGACACCATGATTGCAGCATCCGTTATCGATGAAAATAGAATGAGATATACTTTAGATTCAATAAGCAAAGATTATCTAAGTGAATCCAAATATAAGTATGATCTTAGAGATAGGTCTTTAAAAGAATGTGGAATCAAGGACCCTATGAATAATATGCATAAACTTCCCTATAGTTTAGTTAAAGATTATGCTGAACAAGACGTTAAATTAACTTTGAAGTTATGGAAAGTGTTTGAGCCCAAATTAAAAGAAACTATCTTTGTGAATCCTGAGGGAGAGAAGAAGACTTTACAAAAAATATTTCAATTAGAAACCAACTTATTTCCATGCCTTGTGGATATGAAATTCAAAGGGGTTCGCGTCGACGTTGAAAAAGCGAAACAATTTGGCAACGAACTAGCAACAGAAAGAGACCAGCTCATAAAAGATATCCACACTGGGACTGGAGTTAAAGTAGAGATATGGGCCTCCGCTTCTATTAAAAAACTTTTAGATCAACAAAAAATTAAAGATTATAAAGTAACACCTAAATCAAAGATGCCTCAACTCCCTAAACAATATTTAAAAACACATAAGAACGTGTACCTACGTATGATCGCACGTGCTAGAGAATGTGATAAAGCAAAAAATGCTTTTGTAGAAGGACTTTTAAGTTTTGTACATAAAGGTAGAATTCACGCTGATATAAATCAAATTAGATCAGATCAAGGTGGAACTGTGACTGGAAGATTTTCTATGAGTAATCCAAACCTCCAACAAGTTCCTGCCAAAGGGCCAATTGGAAAAAGAATTCGAGAAATATTCCTTCCTGAAGAAGGGTGCACATGGGGGTCTTTCGACTACTCTCAACAAGAGCCAAGAATTGTGGTGCATTACGCATTAAGATGGGAACTCCCTGGAACTGATCAGTTAGCAGAAGCGTACCAGAAGGACCCTAAAACTGATTTTCACGGTATTGTAGCTAACATG